ATAGCCAGATTCGTTAGGATCAATTCTTCAATCATTGACCGTACTTAAACTCCTGCTGAACAGCTTCTTCAATCTTTTCCATGATTGATTCTGTAAAGTATTCTTCGGGTTTCTGATAAACATTCTTAGCAAAGACAGAAGCCACCTCTTCTGGAAACTTGTACCTAGCACCAGACTTCTCGACAATACCTTTGGACTCAGCAAACTCCAGCATCCCGTGCCATTTACTCAAACCGTTTTTGTAGTCCAAAAGAAGCTCCACTTGAGCATTCTCTTTACTCAGTCTAGACTTATTCATTTTAACTTTGATGATGTTGCCTACAATGTCGGTCCCTTCTTTGACCTTTTTCTTAGAAAGAAAAGCGATTGTAGAAGCAGCATACTTCAAACCTGAACCACCACCCATGTCTTGAGTAGGGACGTAAGAGCCAACTACCTGATAGATATGGTTTGTGATCAGAAGAGGAACCTTGGCACGAGCAAGCTTTAGGGTCAGTGTTCTGAACGTACCCTTAATCACCTGTGCCTTTGTCATGTCTCGAACATCTTTGCCGTCATGGGAATCTTGCATTTCTTTGTTCGTGGACATCATACCGAGAGAATCGAGAACCATCATCATCGGTGGTCTATCTTCGTCTTTTCCTACTGCAGCCATGTACTTATCGAGAAACTTCAACGAGTGAGTACGGAAAGATTCAATTGTTTCCGGCTCTGCTAAAATCACTCTTTTAACGTCAATTCCTCGGTCTTCCATCATCTGCTTTGTTACTGCCGCTTCTGTGTCGTAGTAGACAACACCAGACTGAGGATTAGCATCCAAAAACTGTCTTACAGCAGAAAGAACAAAGAATGTCTTTCCGGTAGCTGGCTCTCCTGCAAAGGCTGTAACTTTGTTGTTTGGCACACCGCCATAAATGCTTCCCGAGAGAACAGCATTTAGCATGTAGCATCCGGTATCAATGTACCCGGTAAACTCAGCAGCATTTTCACCATCTGCCAAGATGCTACTATCGATATCCTTAATTTCATCAGCAAGATTTCTGAAAAAATCACTCATTACAAACTCCTATAAGAATGGAAGGGTGTTTCTTTGTTCATGTTCCCATCCTATAGCATCAAGGATGGCTTTCATAGGGCTAAGATAGCCTTTCTCAAACTGAATTTTATAATCGATATACTTTTCGATATCAAACTCACTAGGCAATCCAGAAGGACATGAAACCACATTGTCTTTGATAGGATTAGGCATCTTTAGATAGGAAAACTTTACCTTGTCACCATCGTTGATGGGTTCGTAAATCTTTCCCAAATCAAGATCTTCGATTGTTTTATTATACAACAAAGCACCTCTCACGGCAATCGGTGTTCCCTTTTTGTATATGGTCGTCCTATCACGATACTTCTTTACGTTGTTTACGCTTCTAGGAAATGCAACTTCATCAAAGGAAAGGCTCGGGTATTCTCTCTTCACCTTTGCAATATATTTTTTGACTTGTTCTTCATCTGTATCCATTATCAAACGAAGTGTCTCAGTAATATAATCCCTGCAAGCTGTCGGTGTGGATGACTTGATCGCCTCGATACCCATCATCTTGAGTTTCGGTGTATCGTAAACCTCATTCTCATTGATGTAGACATTTAGAATGTACCGCTTCTTGGCCGTCCATATGGCTTTGTCAGCAATACATTCTCTTTTCATGTTCATCTTTTGAGAATGTGCTCTAGTGTGGTCAGCCAACTCTTGATAAGTTTTTTCGATAAATGGTTGGATCTTTTGATCACAGACCTTATCCAAGAAGTTGACCACTTTCTTTTTTGGAACCTCAGATAAGTCACCGAAAGTAGATTCAACCAGTTTATCAAAAACAACATAAACAGAGTCAGTATCTGACGCAATAATGAAGTCTTCATTGTTTGTCCCAAGAACTTTGTTTAGGTAAGAATTAAGCTTTTCTTGAATCCACCGAATAGCCAATTGACCAGAAAGAGTGATGGACTCTGCATAGCTATTGTTAAACCAACGAAACCACTCATTCGCCAATGCTCCATAAGCAGAGTTTAGTTGAATCTTTTTAGCCATCTGCATGTTGTGGTAACGTGTTATATCAAGCTTGTACCTTTCCTCACCCGTCTCTTTGTACTTATTGGACGATTCTTTCATCATGTTCTTGTATCGAACACGATCCTTATACATCGTCTCCATCAACTCTGCCAAAAAGCCTTGTTTTTTCTTTGAGAAAACGAATCCAGAAGCAGCCATACAACAGTTCGTTTCATCCAGTCTTTGCTGGATCTCTTTCATCTCTTCTGAGCCAAAAAGAATGCTATCGACTGTAACACTTTTTCCTATATGGCCCATAAAAGTATCAGGAGAGATATTGTACTGCATGATTAGGTGTGGATACAGAGAATCAAGGTCAAAGGAACATACCCAATTATACATTCCCGGTTTCGGTTGCTTGACGTAACCACCTTTAATCTTTTCACCTTTGTCTACATGCAAAGGCTTACCCGGAACTACGATATTCTGTTTGATTAAGTGGTTGTGAATTATCACATCCCACATTTTCACTGAGGTCAAAGAGTCAGCAAAGTTGACCTTTGCATCATAAGCCAGAGCATAAACAAGCTCAAAAAGACCTAACTTTTTATCAAGCCTTTCTACAAGCTCTACGTCTTTAATGTTGTAATCTATAAACTTTTGGTAGTCGTGTTTGTAGAGATTGAGAAGTGAACCGTACTCAGAGTAGTCCAGTTTCTTTTCACCAAGTTCAACATTTGCAATGGTATCAAGTCTGTAGTTTTCTTGTCCTTTGTAGGTAAACTTTTTATAAAGAACCAAGTAGTCCAAGACTGTAACGCCTATGATATCCTTAACAAAGGTCGTTTCATCTCCATATAAACCTTTTTTTGTAATGGTCTTATCGAAAATAATTCCCCAAGGAGAGAGCCTGTCAGTAACCGACCTACCAGCAACCCTCTCAAACCTGTTTACAATGTAGGGAATATCGAACCCTTCTACGTTCCATCCGGTGACGACATCGGGATTTATCTTTCTCCAATCCTCCACAAAGCCAATAATCAAAGATCTTTCATCTTTATACTTTTTGTAAAGAACGTCATCCCTTGTGTTCGTGTATTCACCAATACCATACACGTAGTAAAAATTATCATAACACATAGTTATTGCAGTGATAGGTTTAAGTGCCTCTTGAATATCAGGAAATCCGTCATCAGCGGCAATCTCAATATCGATATTGGCAACTCGAATATGTCTCGAATCGTACTCAATTGTGTTAGTATAAAGCTCGTTGATAAAAGGATACAAAGAAAGCTCCATACCGTAATATTCACGGTTAGCCGTCTCAGCTATATCCTGTTTGGCCTGATCCATGTGTCCCCTAGTCTTAAAAAATCTTTTGGCTACCTTCCTGCCATCAAGAGACCTGTAGGGTGTATCGACATTTTTAGAACATAATTCAAAGTGAGAATGCTCTACTTTGTGCTGCTCTTGAAACTGTTTTCCATTTTCGTAACCTCGGATATTGTAGTAACCATTGAATTTGTCACAGCGAGTATAGAACTTCATACAGTCTCCTTATTTGTCGTATATCTACCACACAGCAAGGCAATAAAAAAGCCCCCTTTCGGGGGCTTAGTGTTTTTACGACTCTATTTTATATTCTTTTGGTCGTTGAGCTTCAGGAATATTTTTGACAAGCTTGATCTCTAAAATACCTTGTCTTAACGTCACCGAACTTACCTCGACGTACTCTCCCAATGTAAACTTCTTTTCGAAATTCTTCATCGAGATGCCACGATGATGGTAACTGTAATCTATCTCACTGCCTTCTTCTTTCTGTCTCTCGCCTGTAACGGTCAAGATCCTATTAGCAGTAGACCCATCATGAACAACCTTTAACTCACTTTCTGCAAATCCAGAAACAGCAAACTGAATGATGAAATTTTGTTCGTCTGTTTCAATGATGTTGTATGGTGGATAATTAGGTTGTTGTGAGGACAAATTTTCAAGGGTTTCTAATGTTTTTTCTAAACCAATGAAAAACGGCGAATTGAAATATACCTTGTTCATATACTTTCTCCTTGTATTAAGCAAAAAAGAACCATTGAACCCTTTCGGCATTCAATGGTTCTATTTATACAAAATGTAATTAGAGATCAAGGTATCTTTTTAGAGCCTATGTTATACTTCGGGACCAAATCCCATTGGTCTTTTTCTTTGTGTGGGACCACTTTGATCTGGCTCATGGAAGCAACAGGTGCCTTTGTCTTCTCTGGATCTTTAACTTTCAGGAGGTTCCATTCTGCAAGAAGATTGGCAATAGTATTGAGTCTGCCTGTATCGTTTTCTTCCATATTGGAGGGTTTGCCATCTAAAGCAAACATTTGCTTGAAATGGACAATATAATACTTACCCTGCTTATGGAGAATGTGACAGGACTGGAAAAGCTTTTTTTCCTTCCTAGAGGATACACCTATTCTAGTAAGTGTCTCTCTGATTTTCCGAAAGTCGTCTTCACTTTCAAGATCAACCTCAACAAACGAATCAATAATATCTGCGTTCATACCCCACCTTCGTCATACATTTCTTTCAGCATATTTATTTTTTCTTCAGACAACAACTTCATTACCTGTTTTGTTTTATGCTGATTGTATTTATATATTTCAGAAATTAGTTTTTCATCATCTGAGACATTATTTTTAGGCCAAGGTGTAAATCTCTTTTTCTTCCTAGTAATACTGTGCAAATAGTCATAATGCCTCTTATTTGGGACATCTGGTCTCATGTTCATTTCATTAGCAGCAAGAATAGTATCAGGATACAAAGAGAAAGCTTTGTTCACAATGTAAGCATCATACTCAGATCCTACTTCTTCAACAGGATCTTTCTCTGCAGAGATGTTTTTTACGTAGTCAAAGAGTTTCACTTAAACACACACCCAGCCATGATTTCTGTCAAACATGCAGTCGTATTGATTTCTGGATTAGCAACAAAAGCTTGTTTGTACTGATAATCTGCAAGGATAATGACAAGCTGTGCTATAGAAGCCCTTTCTAGATGCTCAGAAGCATTAGAGTAGATGTTTGAGAATAGTGTGTCGGGATGAATATCGTTGTTTTGTGTCACCCACTTACGAACTTCTGTGAAGTTCTTTTCTTTCAGGTGCTTAAACAAAAGTCTATATTCTTCGTCAAAAGAACTAACAACTTCTGTACTTAGCATTCCTGAAGAAGAATAGTATTGGACCTCGTTTAAGATTTTTCTGAAGTCCGGAAAGTGTTTTTCTAGGAGAAGCACAACAGTCTTCTTCTCGTACTCAACACCTTCTTCTTCCAAAATGCTTTTCAGTTTCTTGAAGAACTGTGCTGCAATTTGTGGCTTTTCTTCTTTCCCGATTTTAAACTCGACATGAGAGCATCGTGATCTAAGAGGCTGGAGAATTTTGTTGGCGTAGTTACATGTCAGAATGAAACCACAATTCTTAGAAAACTCTTCCATAAAGTTTCGAAGAGCAGGTTGTGTTGAGTTTGGATTCAAATAGTCAGCTTCATCAAGTATGACATACTTCCTACCGCCTGTCATCGAAACTGCGGAAGCAAACTGTTTGATCTTGACTCTTAGAGTATCAATATTTCCGTCTAAGGATCCATTGATAACAATATAATC